CTTGCCATCAGCACTTGGCCGACAATCTCGGGGAAAGTATATACCTCGCTTGCCACCAGCGTCTTGGTCTTGGTAATCAAGTTCTGATTGCCCGCCGTGTCAGCCGCCGTGACCAGATTCACACTAAGCGTTGCCGCTGTTGCGCTGAAATTGGTGGCCGTGAACTTGTCGATGATCGTGGTGACGTTGGTGGCCGTGTATTGCGTAGTCTGACTGGCCTCTGCGGTTTTGGCGGGGATAAGTGTTTTAACCGTAACTGTCAATTTAGCTCTCCTTTTATTTCTGCGAGATAGGTTGCGTGGTGATGAGCCGCAGGACTAGCACCGCCACCGAGATGACCACGCCGACGACCATCTGCTGCACCGGCGTGACCGGCAGCAGCGCGACATAGCCCTGCACGACCGACAGCACCGCGATCAGGATGGCAAACCAGACGGTTTTGGATTTGAGCAGTTGGATCATCATGTGTAGCTCACTTCAATAGTTGAAGTTGTCGGCGGGGCTGTTGAAAACACTAGATTTGACCCGCTAATTAAGTAAGTGTTTTTCTGCTGGTAGACGCCGTTGATGTAGACGTTTGTGTTGTTCTCGCTAACCGCGCTGCCCAAGCTAAAACTAACCGTGGCGCCGTCACCGGTAAAGTTGGCAATAACAATTAAGCCCCCACCGCTGGTGACATTGTCGTAGGTTGCAATCAATACCGCTGCCGAGGTTTGCAGGACAAACTTGTAGCTACCGGGAAGCAACCAAATCTCACCGCCCGGCACCCGCCCTGCGGAGTTTAAAACAATAGGGTTAGCGTGCGCGGTTGTTCCCGCACTGGTTGTGTAGGTCGCCTGCGGTAGCGTGGTGCCTGCCTCGTAGGTGTAGATCAGACCACCGGCCAGCGGCGCGCCGTTGTTGTCAAAGAACTGCCAGCCGACGCCGCCAAATGCGGAAAGATTAACGCTCATAATTGCCCCTTTATATCTGGTAAAAAACGCCAGAGATATTCACGAATGTCATACCACTAACCAAAACGGTATCCGCGCCGGTAATAGTCTTAATGGTTGCGTTGTTTTTAATGGTGGTTGTTTGAGTGCTTCCGGTGTAATTTACTAAAGTAAATTTTTGACTTTCAAGCGCGGTAAAAGTTGTAATTGTTAACGGGGCCGTGGTGTTATTTACCAACCAAGTATTTGCTTCTCTTACATCTGGTGTAGTGGATGTTGTTATTGAATATACACCGAAGTAAACAATGTTGTTATCAGCAATCGGTTTATACGCACTGCCTACCGTATCCCAATACATGCACCCTATTAAATCATATTGACCAGCACCCGCAGTTCCTAACGGATAACCACCCAAAGTATAATACGCACCACCACTGGGAGAAATGCCGTAGTCAACAATCGTGTTAAATTTGCAGTTGATAAGAACATTTTTAACAAAGTAAAACGCGGAATTTATCCATTGCTTAGCTTCGGTATAAACACCAAACTGGCAATTAACAGCAGTAAATCCACTGGTTGGGCAAGTAATTATTGGGTAATTTACATCCGTTTGGTTAATCAATACCATGTCATAAATAGACCACGCCGGAAAAGCAGTAGACCCAAATGCGCCCACATCAATAAATGTTTTCATTGTTTCGCATCTACCGCCGTTAACCGTTAACGCGCAGGTTGACGTGAAATAGATCGCCGCCGTTGTGTGCGTCGAAAAGTTAATGTTGTATAGCGCGATAGAGCCAGCAGGAGAACTTGCACTTCCTAAATTTATTCCTATAGGACAAGTCCAAATAGAACAATTTTGTAATACGTTTTGCAATGCGTTTTGATAATACTGGCTATACCCAATGTTGCAAAGTTCCCATTTGCAATTGTAAAACTTCATATCTTCATTGTTAGACTCAATAACATCTAACCGGCCAACCTGTGTACCTGTATTAAAACCCCTAAAGTAGCAGCTTTCAAATAGATGGTCGGATGAAAAAGCATCAGCACCAGCAATAGGTCTGTGAATGTAAACACCAATGCCTGAAGTTGAATTACCTAAAAATTCAATACCTTGAAAAACCATTGAGTAGCAACCACCAATATCAAGTAACGGTGTTGAAGATGACGCTGCAACAGCATTGGCTTGCAACACTGCACTGTATTTGCTAGCGCCAGAAGTCAGCTTGATGCTGTTGCGTCTCGTAAAATTTAACGAACCATAGGTAACATTATATGTTCCAGGTGGAATGAAAATTTCACCGCCGTTAGGTGTGGCGTCAATAGCCGCTTGAATCGCAGCAGTGTTGGCAGCAGCACTAGCAGAAGTTGATGCACCATAGTCCAATACGTTTACTGGTGCGCCAGTAATCATTGAATAGGATACTTTTGTTAACGACATAATGTATTCCTTTTATACCCTGTAACTTACAAAACCTGCAAAACCAACCAAGTTACCAGACGGCATACTGGCTTGATTGGCAGTATTAGCGGCAGAGTTGTTTCCCGATATAATAATATTAATAATTGAAGTTCCGACAGATACTCTTGCGGTTGAATACGTTGCCGTTGCGCTAACCGCTGTCATCAATACGTTGCTTATAAATACCGGCCCAACGCCAATAAAGTTTGTTGTTGCATTACAAACAAAAGGTAAGCCTGTAATTTGAAAAGTTCCAGTAGCTGTTGTGTAAGTAAACGCACTTGCAATCACACGAAATCGGGCAGTTACCTGTGACCCAACGCGTTCGTAGTGACCAACCTGCGCGGAATAAGTAACCGCTAAATCACCGTTTGTTGTAAAACTCATTACCGGAGTCCAAGTGCCTTCTTCATACCAGTTCATCAGCTGGCTAGTCATTCCCGCTGCTGGAGTGTTACCGGTAAAGTTTACGCCTTTGGCCGCAGCAGGCACCACGTTATCGCCAGTGAAAACTTTTTTTGCCACAGCCAAACCACCAGCGGTTTTTACCGCCGCCGCTGTAGTTGAGGTTGCATCTGTAGTGTCGGTGCCTTCAATGGTCGTGCCGCGCATTGTATTTGCCGTTGTAGCGCCAACAGTGCCATTGATGTTGATGCTTGCAGTGCCGGTTAGGTTCGTAACGGTTCCGCTAGACGGTGTGCCGAGAGCGCCGCCGTTGACCACAAACGCACCAGCAGTGCCGGTATTGACCCCGAGCGCGGTTGTTACGCCGGTGCCTGTCGTAATTGTTGCCGGTGCAGCACCAGCGCCGCCGCCGACTACCAGCGCACTGGCCGCGAGCGCAGCCGAGGTTGCCCAGGTTGTGCCGCTGGTGAAGTAAGGAACACCGCCAGAGGTGCCTGCAACCGTCAAGGCCAGCGTGCCAGACGTAGTGATCGGTGAGCCTGCAACCGAGATCAAGCCGCCTGTAAAAGACTGCGCCACGCTGGACACGGTGCCAGTTGCAGCCGCCGCCCATGTTGGCGTTCCCGCGCCTGCGCTGGTCAGCACCTGGCCCAGTGTGCCCGCCGCACTGACCGCAAGTGCGGGGCCGGTGCCATAGACTATGCCGCCCGCCGTGGGGCTGTTGTCGAGGTTGTAGTTGGCAATGGTGCCGGTCTGCACAACCGGCTGAAGGTAAGCCCCCTGAATAGCAGCTTCGGCGTTCTCAAACCGCGCCATCATCGACATGAGCTGCGCGGTGTCTAGCGTGGCTAGAAAGTCACCCGATTGATCCTCATACTGCGGGGCGATGTTCTGATTGATTTGAATCAGCAGCTCGGCTAGGTTAGGTTGGCTCGGTGGCCCGAGTTGCAGTTCTTCAAGCGTAATGGGGTTGTTGCCGCTGCCGGTCAAGACAAACAGGTTGAGAAAGAACCGATACCATTCCCGCGCCATAAGGCCGGTGCGCTCGTCCACAAAAGGCACCCGAGGCGCGGGGATATTGGTGATGTTGAGTTCGGCCACTAGCTACTCGTCGGCGTGACAAACAATTCAGCGCCCATAATGGCGATCTTGACCGGATCGGTGCCCGATACCTCATAAACCCTGTCGCGGATCTTTTCTGTCATGCCGAGCCGCCTCCAGATGGTGCGGGTGCCATAGGTGCCGATCTTGCCCATCGAGTTCCAATGTTCGTTTGACCAGGTATGCCCCGCGTCGTCCGACCAGCGCAGCATGACCTGGGGATCGTAACCCGGTGCAGCGGTGTAGGCTTCCGTTTCCAGCGCATAACCGTTGTAATCTTCTGCAGGCTGCACTTGCGTCACCAGCGGTTCGTTACCAGCATTGGCCTCAGTGACTAACTGGTCACCGGCTTGCGTGGTCAGATAGCCCTGCACAAACTCGGCGACAATAATGTCGCCGGATTCGGTGGCTAAATCTTCTCCTGCGTAAGCGGGGTAGGCGTTAAGCCCAATACCCGTTTCCGCGTCAAGCTGTAGACTGTGGTGCGCGGTGCGCTTGAGGTTATTCTGCCCCGTAGCCAGCGCCCGCCACGACCGCAACCATTTTTGGATTTGGTCGTCATCGGCGTAAACATCAAGGTCAAAAGCGTACAACCGCCCATCCTCGTAGTCGCCAACCACAACCTCGCTGTTAAACGCCATCTGGCAGTTGCTACGGTGGCGCACAAACTCGCCGTTTTCAAATCCTGCGCGTTCGTGCCAGAGTTGCGTGGATACGTCGTACACCCAAGTCGCACCGGCTGACGGGAATATCAGCACGTAAAACGGATGACCGTCCTGCTGGTAGGTGAAGGCAATCGCATCCGTAATGTTGCCATAGCTCTGGATAGCGTATTCAACCGCATTGGTTGAAATTCGCGCTGGCGTGTAACCGTTCGCTCGATAAACGATCCCACGGCCTCGGGCATCCGAGCCTAGCCAGAACACGCTGTTGTCCAGTTTGGCAACAGAATACGCAGCGGCGCAGCCCACTTCCATAAACGCGCCTTGAATCCGCGCCAGTGGGAAGTCGGGTGTGCCAGCGTCATACCAAACCTCGACGCTATTATTCCCAAACAGAAATATCTCGCGGTGGTCAACAATTAACGCAATTACGTTGTCGGGATAGCCTTCGGCACTGGCAAAATCCAACGGGTCAATGGACGTGCCATCAAGCAGGCTGGTCACCCAAAACTTTTGCGTGTCCGGTTCGTTGAATACAAAGTAACCGTCAAGGTAGCCTACAGATCCCGCACCGGGGAAATCTACGTCTGTAATCTGCCCAAACACGGCTGTGGACGTGTTGTAGATGTAACTGAGGGGGTTGCAAGCAATGAATAGCTGCGTGCCGTTGTCGGCCATGCTAACCGGCCCTGTGCCGGTTACAGAGCCAATCAAGGTAGCCGTGTAATTTGTGGTTAAGCTATAGAACTCACTGCCCGACACAACATAGGCCACGCCATTGGTTACCCACAGCCCGCGAATTGGGCCATCGCCAACCGTTGCCACCAAGCGCAGGCCAGGACACCGCAGCAGGAAGCCCGCCTCTTTGCCGCCGTTACCTTCCGGTATTGCTTCGGGAAACAGGTTGACCATGCGGTTGTCTGCCGCATTAATTGACCGAGCGACATAGCTACCGCCAAGGATGGGTGTTTTCAATTACGCCGCAACTGCTTTGATAACCGCAAAATTAAAAACTGGGGTTTCTGTGGTGGTGCCGCCCGTTGTGCGGAACGTAAGATTAAAGCTACCCGCAGCAACAGCGGTAACCATCAGATCGTAAAGGTCGGTGCCTGACTTTTGATTGAGAATAATCACATCCGTTGCCGCCACGGTGCTGTTCGTTACCGTAAAGGTTGCCGCCGTTGTGGTTCCCGCAGCGCTGAACAAGGTGATTGCACCTGACGTTTTGTTCAACGTCACGCCTGTGGTGCGGCTGGTTGCCTGCGTTACCGTTCCACCTGCGCCGGTTGCGTAACCTAAACCGCCGGTGCTGGTCAGCGTTCCCGATACTAAAAAACCGGTAGAAGAAAGGGCCGCAATTTTAGTATTATTGACCCCAAACTCTATGGGATGGTTGGTAGCAGTTGTCAACACCCCGGCCAAAGTAGTGAAGCTCGGGTTATATATTCCAATGTCTAAAGTTACAGGAAAATTGTTACTTATTCGCAACTTTGACTCATTGCCTCCCCCATTAACAATTGAGCAAGAGGCACTTGCATTGACCGCGGCCACAGTGCTTGTTCCCGTTGCGCTCACCGTCGTAAAGCTACCTGCTGCTGGAGTAGTAGCCCCAACGGTGCCGTTAATGTTGATTGAGGCAGTGCCGGTCAGGTTTGTAACGGTGCCACTGGACGGAGTTCCTAATACGGGAGTTACCATCACCATTGAAGTGCTGGTGCAAGCACTGATATTGCCGCTGGCAACAGTTCCCAGTGCAGGCGTAACCAGCGTCGGGCTGGTGAACAGATTGGTAACAGACAGTTGTTTCGTCGTGCTAGTCGTGGCTTGAACGATCGGCAACACATCGGCGCCAGCTTGTAAAGTGGCAACGGGTAGGGCAGAAATTGTGATATTAGGCATGTTAGTAATTCCCACTGTAAATATTGAACCGCTGGCGAGTCGCCACGATGGAATACGGCAAGCTCATCACGTCGTCGGGGTTGTTGATGCGCTTGATGTTGCGCTTGCTGGTCATCGCAATCCGCTGCACTGAAGGCGGCGGCTCAACGCCAAACTCTGCTGCAATTTCGCAGGCCAGATTAAATCGGAAACAGCGCAAATACCCTGGCGGGATTACCAACACCGTTGCCAGCGTAGCCGGTTCAACCAGCTCGTTGACGCTGACAATGTGCCATTGCAGCGCCTTAGTCGGCACCGGATAAATCGTCATTTCTATATTAGACATGGTCATATTTACAAACATGACCTGCGGGTAGGTGCTGGTGACAGTCTTTACCGCAATGCCGTTGTATTGCGCTTGGTTTATGAGCTTGATGCCAAAGCTGATATTGTTTGATGGGTCGCGGAAATACGTTGAGTCGTCCACCAATA